CGGTCGGCGGAGTTGACCCTGTTCAGCAGCTGGCTAACGAGAACGCCAAGAAACTCGCGCTTATACAGTCATACGAGCAGCAAGGGCTGATTACCCACCAGAATGCCATGGCATTGCGTGCTGCAACTGATACACAGTATGAGCAGGCGCGCATCGCTGCCCAGTGGGAGATTTTTCGCAACCAGAGCATGGGCAATGAGTTGCTGGCCGCGAGCTTTGATTCTCTCGCAGACAATGCATCCAATGCTTTTACCGGCATCCTGACTGGAAGCATGTCGGCGCAAGAGGCTATGCAATCTCTCGCCAGCAACGCCCTGAATAGCCTGATTAACGGCGTCGTTCAGATGGGCGTCGACTGGGTTAAATCTGCCGTGATGGGGGCTGCTGCGCAAACCTCTGCGATTGCTACCACCACTGCGGCGCAAACAGCTGGTTTAGCGACAACCACTGCTGCAAGCACCGCGGCGGCCACGACCACGATGGCTGTCTGGACCCCAGCGGCGGCCGTTGCCTCAATCGGTTCGTTCGGTGGTGCTGCGGCTATCGGTATTGCTGCCCTTATCGCGGCTATGGCGATGGCTGGTGGTATTGCTGGCAAGCGTAAGAACGGCGGCCCGGTATCGGCTGGACGTACGTATCAGGTGGGTGAGGGCGGCATGCCTGAAATCTACCAGGCGTCGAACGGCAGCCAGTACATGATCCCCGGCGACAACGGGAAGGTCATCAGCAACAAGCAGATGAATTCCGGTCCAGGCGGTGGTTCTGTGCCTGTCACCATCAACATTCAGAACTATACCGGCGCAACTGTAGACGCGCAGGCGACCCAGAACGGGAACGGTGTGACGATCGACATGATTGTCGCCGATATCAGTCAGGGCGGGCGTATCGGCCAGGCCATCCAGCAAAATCACCAGGCACCACGCAAAGCAAGGGGATAACATGCCAATTCCGTACCCTGACTGGCTGCCTTTGGCACAGAAAGGGAAATCACCCACTACAGATACCGGGTTTCGCGTCGACCAGCCGACGGTCGGCGCGCCGGTATTCCAGAAATTAACCGACGATCTGAAGACGTCTGTCTCCCTGACGTGGATATTCACCCAGGACCAGCACCGGGCATTCATGCAGTGGTTGCGCAGCCCGAACTACCTCGACAACTGCAATCAGTGGTTCACGATGCCGCTCGGCACCGGGGCCGGAGACACCGGCGTCGAGGTGCAGGAATTACACTTTCTCTCCTGGCCGTCATGGTCACAGTCCGGGTCCATTTTCACGTGGAGCGGTGATGTCGTTGCTCGCGAGCTGGTTAACTCCGATGACGAGTTTGACGACATCATCATTGAGCTGCCGCCACCATGGGCCTCCTGGCTGGATATTGTTGTTACTGGCTATCCTGACGGGCGCGACCCGGAGAGTTTACCTAAGGTGCCTTAATGCCGACGCTCAGAGAATTTCAGAGCCGAAGGCCAAACCGAATCCTGTATGAAACAATCATGTTTTACAGCCCGGTCTTTGGCTATATCAGGCTCGTTAACAACCAGATTTTCCCCAAAACGCTCGGCGGCCAGGTCTACACACCATGCCGCATGGAGTTAACCGAAAGCCAGCAGAGCAACACGCCGATCCTCGACAGCACCGTCAAATTTGGCAGGTTGGCGCAGGACTTCAAGCAGCAACTAAAACAGTGGAAAGCCTACTCGCGCATCACGCCTATCTCGGCGACGTACCAGCAGTTTGACGCAGCTGACATGACGACTGCCATCAAGTCATGGACGCTCTACGTCAGCGACTGCTCGATGGACGACAAGGACGTGACGTGCAGCCTGACGCGCGTTAACCCGCTTAACCGTAACGTAGGGCGGCTGTACACAGTCGAAGAATATCCGGGGCTCCAGAATGCTTAAAGATGATTTCATCTCGCGGGTTGAGGGCATCCCATGGAGTAACCGCGCCTGCAGCTTTGACGCTGCTGACTGCTGGGGCCTGGTGGTGCTCTATTACCGCCACGTAATGGGGATCGAGATTCACCAGACGGTGGATTACGAGTCCGGGCGCGACTTCATGACATGCTATGACGCTGATGTCGTGTTCTGGCAGCCGGGCGCCACGTTCAATGAGGACGGGATCTTCGTCGCATGGGTTGGCAGCCAGCCGGTGCATGTCGGCCTGATTGTTGACGGTCGCGCGCTGCATAGTCGCGGGGAAAATGGACACGTCCGGTTTGACGCAATCAGGACCATTCAGAAGCTATTCACCAGAGTGGAGTTTTACACCTATGCCGGTAATCGAGATTCAGCGCGTTCCGGGGATGCCGAAGGACCGGGCGATTGTTAAGACCGGCACGGTATTTTCAGAATGGCTCGAGCAGGAAAGTTTTCACCGAGATATCCGCATTAACGTTAACGGCAAAGAACTGCAGCCAGATGATGAGCTGCATTTTGCACTTCAGGACGACGACAGGGTAATCATTTTCGACCAACCAAAAGGTGGGGGTCTTGTCGGCACCCTGCTAAACCCGCTCGAGCATCTGAATCCGATCAAGTTCACACAAAAAGTATTGTCTTCGCTGATGCCGAAGCCAAACACGAACGCCGGCGGCGGGAACAGTAAGACCTCACCGAATAACAGCCTGAAGGGGCAGACTAACATCGCGCGCAATGGCGAGGCGAAGCCGGACAATTTCGGCCAGGTCCGCTCTTTCCCTGATCTGGCTCAGGAGTCGCTCTTTGAATACATCAGCAACCTGAAATACATCACTGAGCTGATGGTGTTTGGCCTGGGGAAGTACGATGTAACGTCTGTTCGATTCTCGGAGTCGAATCTTGGTTCTATGGCCGGCGCCAGCTACACCATTTACCAGCCAGGTGATGTCATACCGGTGGTGAATGAGGGATATCAGTTCGACGATGTCGACGGACAGGAAGTGCCAGGCCTTAACGAGAGCGACGATTTTCCGATCGAGACCGCGACAGCAAACACTGTCATCAGCGGCGTATACGCTGGCGGCCAGATAGCGATGAAAATCGTTAAACAGGCAGACTTCGACTACTTCGCTGACCTGACTTTCCCGCACCCGGTAACGTTCACTATTAACGTGACGTATCCGATCACCGGCGGAACCCGCACTGAAGACGTCACGCTTTCCGGTAGACTCATCAGTTTTGCTGAGACGAACGACGGCGCCGTTGTTAACCCGAAATATTACTACACGTTCACTTTCGACAACCTGAATGGCCCATCCATTCCGATCCAGGATGCGACTATCAACACGACGAAGTTCATTCTGAACGATAACGCTGCGCTGATCGTCGGTCCGTTCTTCTCGCCGATACCATCAAGCCAGTTGTGGCTTCATACGCAGTCTGGTCTCGGCGGGAACAGCGAAACCAACTGGGTAGTCAACATCTGGAAAGTCGACAATGACAACAACCTGATACCTGGAACTGAGCAGACGTTTACGTACCGGCAGACGACGCCACACGATTACATGTCGGAGACGTTTAACCGGACTGACAAGCTTACCCCGGCGGGTGGGTTTGGGCGCTATGCGATCACCTTCCAGAGGACGGATAACAGCAGCGACGCGAGCAAGCTGCAGGTCGAAGAGATTCATGCGGTAAACGTCAGGACGAATGTTGTTCACGCTGAGGATTCGCTGGTAATGGTGAAGGTTCGCGCTACTGAGAACGCCACAAGCGGGCGCGACAGGAAGTACAACGCGCTGATCACCCGCCACGTCATCAGCTACAACATGACGACGCAGCAGGTCGACTACACGCTCAGGTCATCGCGCAAGTTTGCAGATATTGCGCTGTTTAACTGGCTGGTCGTCGGGCAGCAGCCTGAATCGAGCATTGATATTTACGGCCTGTACCAGATTCAGGCTGAAATTGACGCCATTGACCCGCGCCTGGGCTATTTCGACTTCACCTTTGACGATGAGGATGTATCGCTCGGTTCGCGCATGGAGACCATCTGTGACGCTGCCAGCGTATCGGTTTACGACGACAATGGCGTGCTGTCATTCACCAGAGACAGCAAAAAGGCATCTGCGGCCACGATATTCAACCGCTCAAACACCAAACCTGATGGTTACTCGCTCTCCTACGACATGACGCTGCCTGGTGGCTACGATGGCGTAGAGGTGCAGTATCGCAACCCGGACACCAATAAGCAGGACTTTGTCCGGTACCGTATATCCGGCAATTCCATAATTGAAGGATCGCCGGCCAAAGCGAAAAAGTTCGAAATGCTATACGTCAGAAACAGGTTCCAGGCGGCGGAGCGCGCGCTTAGGGAATGCAGGCGGCTTATCTACTCCCGCATGACCATGCAGGTAACGGCAATGGCGGACGGAGAGTGGGTAAACATTGGCGATATGGTTCAGGTGCCAGACACATACGACACCAACCAGCAGGCCGGTTATATCGTGTCGCGGGTCGGGAATGACTTCGAGACGAATGAGCGCATCAACTTCTCCGGAACCATGTTTGTGCAGGTCACGGATTCATCCGGCGCCACCACTGCGCGATACCCAGCATCTCCGCGTGCTGACACTGCGTTCGGCTTTACCGCTGTTATCCCGAATATCGATCTCAACCTGTTTGATGGTGTCGACGTCCAGTCACCTTCCCGGTACGTCATCGCCACTTCACAGGAGCTCGATGCAGGGCAGTGGACTATCACGGCTAAGCAGCCAGATGGAAAGGGCAGTACTGCATTAACCCTAGCTGAGTACAGCGATCTGATTTACCAATAAGACCCATCCCGATCACCCCAACCCGGCCACTGCGCCGGGTTTTTTTATGGAATCAATATGGCTACGCAACCAACCAATCTTCCTGTTCCAAGTGAATCACCTCGCGACCTGAAATTTAACGCGGGAAAAATTGACGAATTCGTCACATCGATGGGGTGGACTTATACCGATCGCTTTGGACAAAAGCACTACACCATTGAGGGCATCAACTATCTATCTCAGCAGGCAATGGCCGCCTATGGTTACGTGATCCTGACCGGGAAGACATTTACCACTGGCGCGACCCTCAACAACCCTAACGAAGTGCTGCTCAACACTGCCGACGGCGAATACTACAAATGGACCGGTTCGTTTGCTTATGGTGGGAAGGTCGTGCCAGAAAACTCAACGCCAGTAGGCACGGGTGGCATCGGACCAGGTGCGTGGATTGGCGTTGGTGACGCATCATTAAGGGCTTCGCTGGCGGCACCGGGAGGTGTGAATCTTGTAAATGGCGCGGTAAGTCAGGAAGCGCTTTCAAGCCAAGACGCTGGTAAAGGTGACGCCATGGTTGGCGTTAAACAGCCATTTACTGGCTCAGTTTTGAGAACTCAGCATGATAAAAATGCAGATATAGCTCACGTTGCAGATTGGGGGGCAAAAGGGGATGGCGTAAATAATGATGCACCTGCTATCAACGCAGCCATTTCATATCTTAAAAGCATCGGTGGTGGTGAACTTAAATTTGGCAATGGTACATATCTTTGCAATGCCGTGATAGATCTACGTGGGGCATATGTAAACCTTTCAGGGACAGCAGTTAGGTCCACTAAGCTAAAGGCAGGTTTTTCTGGTTCCATTTTCCTAAATCTGGAAGAGACTACAGATGAACGTTTAGCCCCTATATGCATTAGCAACATGACAATAGACGGCAATGGAACCATTTCTTATCCTCTAAAACTGCGCTACAGGCATTATACTAAATTCACCAATGTAATTTTTACTGGTGGAGGAAGCGCAGGGGTTTACGCAAAAGATGCGTGGTTAAACTCCTATCATAATTGCGGGTTTGAAGGTTCAAATTTTGGTTGTCATCTTGATGGTTCAAACCACAGAACAAAATTCGAGAGCTGCAGTTTTCAGGGCTGCACGAACCGACTACTAGTAGTTCGAAACGGCACTGATGGAAATTCAGCCTTATTATTTAGTAACTGTGATTTTGAATTTAGTTCAGCACAAGGTATAGATTTTCAGGGTACTGATGCAACTTTTAATTGTTGTTATATCGGTGAAGGATTAAATAATACTGTTTTCGAAGTCATTGAAGGAAATATTCGTGTGACAGGTGGAGTACTATACTTTGGACACACATCAAATACACTTCTTGTGAGAGCTTCAGGAGGCAGAATTGTCTTTGAAGGCTGTGTTATTAATGGCCAAGATTTCGGATCCATAAGCACCCTTGGTTCTAGTACTGGTGGGAAGTTTGCTATAAAAGAATGTTCGTGTAATTTCCCGGTAGGCGGAACGGTTGTGATGGGCGGGGATGCGTTGTTAAATGCTGGTATACAGAAGGTTTTTGCACCAAGATTGGGTGTGGATTATTCTTCTTATGGCTCAAATGCCACAGTGACAGATGTTGCCAGCGGAAGTAAAAGAACAATCACAGTTGCAACCGCACCGGGCCCAAGCCCAGTAGCAGGTTTCAGGGCCACTCTCACTGATATGCAGTGGCGTGATGGAGAACCTTGGGCCGTAGTTATCACATATTCAAGTAACGTTTCATTTAACGTTAGGGTGGCTGCAAGTGCGCTTGGGTCAGGCACTGTAATTGGAACGCTACCAGCAACAGGTGGGGCGGTAATGACTGCGGTTTTATATGGAACTAACGCGGTCAGAACTACGGCCACAGTAATAGAAATTTTCAGGGATGGGACGGTAGCTGCTGGGCATACTATGACCCTAATGGACATTTCATTCGGGGATAGCAGGGCGTTAGGAAAAGATTTTGGTGGGACTTTTGGTAATCTGTATAAATTTTGATTGATTAACGGGTGGTGCACAGCACCACCCGTTTACTATCAAACAAGCTTGCTAACATTTTTTCCAAGTCTAATAAACGTGACTTCAATATATTTAAATATGAAATTTGAAATTAAAATTGCCATGCATGTTGCAAAGGTGAAATATGCTATGCTTGCACTTGGGTTTATGTTTAGTGGGGTTAGTATATAATACTTTAATGCGAAAAAAGTAATTATGTGTGAAAGGTATAGTGAGTATGAAACATCCCCAAGTCTATCTAGTGCTGAAATTTGAGGCAGTAACCCAGAGCGCTCAAATGAAAGTCCAGAAATGATGATGCATACACCTGCAAGGCCATAATTTAAAGGCCCATGATAATTTGATATGCCAAGTTTAAATAGTAATATAAATGCAGTAAAAGTAATAGCCGATATCAAAATGTAGAAGGCTCTACTTAGTTTCAGTTTTGTGACAATAACTGAAATGGTAATGCCGTAAACAAATTCTACCAACATTGGGGAGGCAAGCAGCTTGAATATTCCTTGGGGATACAACGTTGGAGATGAAAAATCTAAAGCGACATGTTTATTTGATATGAGTTGCAGAATGATAACAAAAAATAAAATGGCTGCAGAGGCTAAAAGACCTCTTTTGGTATGCGAGAAGCATATAGCAATAACAAAGATAGAGTAAAATAATAGTTCGTACGTCAGTGTCCATGCCGGATAAAGGAAGTTATATCCGAAGAATGGGGCTGGAGCATCAAAATTCAGAGGAATAAACATCAATCCCTTTGCTAGATCAACGGGCTGTGGTGTCCCTGGCGCAATGGAGATGAAAGCAAGAACGCAAAATAGAAACACAGGATAAATTCTGAACGCTCGCCTTATAACGAACGTAAGCGGTTTGCTGTGCTCTCTCTTCAGTGTTGATTGATGGATAATAAACCCACTTATAATAAAGAATAAGTCAACACCAAAAATACCATGTGAGAATAGTTTTGAACCGATATCTGGTAAACCAAATGCGCCATTTAAATCTTCTTTGAGGTGAGTGAAGACAACCATCAGCGCTGCAATCCCTCTCAAATACTGGATGCTATGAAAACGTTCCTGCATTGCGTAACTTCCTGAAAAAAATATACCGAATCATAGCAGCATGATGCTGGCGATCAAGCAAACATCTCAAATCGCTGCCAAACCTGCAGTGGTAGCTGCTTGCATAACGGTTGCGAAGTTTCGAATGAAAGTTCAATTTTGGTGGATTTTACTTACCCTTTTTGTCCATCTCTGATGTTAGAGAGTGACATCCCGGCGGATACTAATGGTCTGAACGCACATGGTTCCTGGCGCGCCACCTGAACCTTGTTGAAGTCTTCGCTTCGGTAGTGTGAGGTATTGGCCGCGCTCGGCATGGCTTACAGTGTAAGGAGTGAGCTTCAAAAACTGTTCTAATCTGTATTAAACCCGCTCCAGCGGGTTTTTTTGTGGCATATCAGTAACGAGCTCGGTAATAGAGATTATAAGGGAAATTAGCCATCTTTTTGTTAATTTCCCTTTTCCATAATGTAAAACCTAATGCGTTAGGGTGTACTCCATCTGCAATTGTGTATTTCAAATCAATACCATCTTTGCCGATCATGCCTTTTGGCAACGGGATGACTTGGCAGTTTTTGTATTGAGAGCAAGTCTTATAAATTATGCGATTTGCAGCATCAAAATCAGGCGAGATGAAAGGGTACTTTAAACGATTTGGAACGAATGTTTCCATAACGTAGAGTTGCTTGGTTCGCGGTGCTGCGTAATCAATTATGGCGCCAATCTCGTCTCCCAGATCCTTACCATTTTGACCCTGTAGCAAATTGTTAGCCCCAACAGACACTAAAATCCCGTTAAATTTTCCGATAGGGGTTTCTCTAATTTGCTTCATAACGCCATGAACTGTATCACCGGCTATGCCCATATTGACGTAGTTAACATGTAACTTGTTCTGTTTTAGCGCTTGAACAATTGAATCTCCAAAAAACAGAAAGTTATCATTTGAGGCCTGAGATAGCCTCATATTGTTAATACTTTCCGTTATCCCGTAGAAACTTTTTGGGCTCTCATCAATTTGATATGGTGATTCAGCTTGTGCCAAAAGTGGCATAGATAATGCAAAAAATAAACTAATCTTCTTCATAACAACCTCTTTTAGTGTGGGGATTATATCACTTTTTCCTTTCCAGCGGACCTTGATAAATCTGATAATGCCGCATGCTGTATATGTATACAGTTATTTTGGGGGGGAATTATGCGATTCCAATCTTCAACAGTAGATGCGCATGACGCTGTTGTTGCGACAGCAGAGCCTTTTCTTTCCGCATCAGCGAGCATTGTTGAAACGCAGGAAGGCTATGATGTAGTTGAGATTGCAACGCGTTTTGAGCGCGGAGACACATTGCTAATTTGGTTTTGCGGCCGCCAGCAGCACGCGTATTGGGCCCGTAGCGCGCTCATCACAGATGATGGTGAGGCCATAGAGGGCGAGGCGCTTGATGATGTTCGCCTTGTTGGTGTAGTTACGCATACCATCCGCCCAGTTGCTTCAGACGAAAACCCCTTCATGTAGTATTCAAAGTGAGCGATCGACACTCATCCTTCTAAAATTTACAAACACCAAAAAACTAATAGCGTTGCAGGCTTAGGAACGAAGCGGCTAGGATGTAGCCAAACATAAACAAGCGGCAATCTTGATCAGTACCTCAGTTAAAACTACTGTATATAAAAACAGTATTAGAGGTATGCATCATGGAATTCTTCAGACCGGCAGAGTTACGCGAAATTATTGCTATCCCGCTCTTCAGCGATTTGGTGCAATGCGGGTTCCCCAGCCCGGCTGCTGATTACGTTGAGCAGCGTATCGATCTGAATGAGTTGCTGGTGTCCCATCCCAGCTCGACATATTTCGTAAAAGCTGCCGGCGACTCGATGATTGAGGCGGGGATAAGCGACGGCGATCTGCTGGTGGTGGACAGCTCACGCACAGCTGAGCACGGTGATATTGTCATTGCCGCAGTGGAAGGGGAGTTCACTGTTAAACGCCTGCAGCTGCGCCCGACTGTCCAGCTCATTCCGATGAACAGCGCTTACTCACCGATCATTGTCGGTAACGAGGACACGCTCGATGTATTCGGCGTCGTGACTTTCATCGTTAAATCTGCGAGCTGAATATGTTTGCGCTCTGTGATGTGAATTCGTTCTACGCATCATGCGAGACGGTGTTCAGGCCAGATCTGAGAGGGCGGCCAGTAGTCGTTCTCTCGAACAATGACGGCTGTGTAATAGCACGCAGCGCCGAGGCCAAGGCCGCTGGAATCACCATGGGGGAGCCATTCTTCAAGCAAAAGGAGATTTTCCGGCGCGCTGGCGTTGTTTGTTTCAGCAGCAACTATGAGCTTTACGCTGATATGTCGAACCGGGTAATGACGACGCTTGAGGAAATGAGCCCTCGCGTCGAAATTTACAGCATCGACGAAGCTTTTTGCGACCTGACCGGTGTTCGTAACTGCAGGGACCTGACAGAGTTCGGCAAAGAGATCCGTGCTACGGTTCTGAAGCGTACGCACCTTACCGTTGGCGTTGGCATTGCTCAGACAAAAACACTCGCTAAGCTGGCCAATCACGCCGCGAAGAAGTGGCAACGCCAGACTGGCGGGGTAGTTGACCTGTCCAATATCGACCGTCAGCGCCGCTTGTTGGCTATCGTGCCTGTAGAGGACGTTTGGGGCGTCGGCAGGCGCATCAGTAAGAATCTGAACGCCATGGGCATTAAAACGGCTCTGGATCTCTCAGAACAGAGCACCTGGAGTATCCGTAAACACTTTAACGTGGTACTCGAGCGAACGGTCAGGGAGCTGCGCGGTGAGCCATGTCTGGATCTGGAGGAGTTTGCGCCAGCAAAGCAGGAAATTGTTTGCAGCAGGTCGTTCGGCGAGCGCGTCACGGACTATGAGCAGATGCGTCAGGCTATCTGTAGCTATGCTGCTCGTGGTGCTGAAAAGCTTCGCGGAGAGCATCAGTATTGCCGCTTTATCTCTGCGTTCGTGAAAACCTCCCCCTTTGCTCTTAACGAGCAATATTACGGCAACAGCGCTTCAATGAAGCTTCTCACCCCCACCCAAGATTCCCGCGACATCATTAACGCCTCGATAAAGTGCCTGGACAAAATTTGGAAGGAAGGTCACCGCTATCAAAAGGCTGGCATTATGCTGGGCGACTTCTTCAGCCAAGGTGTGGCCCAGCTCAACCTGTTTGATGAGAACGCGCCGCGTGCAGGTAGCGAGAGGTTGATGGAAGTGCTCGATCACCTAAACGCTAAAGATGGAAAAGGCACACTCTACTTTGCCGGGCAGGGCATTCAGCAGCAATGGCAGATGAAACGTGAGATGCTTTCTCCTAGATACACAACAAGGTATTCAGATCTTCTTACTGTAAGATAAGTTGCTGTTAGCATCCTTTCTTGAAGGAATGGAACTAAACCTGAGCAATCGGAGGGGCTTTATCTTTTGGCGTTCGCAATAAAACCACATGCTAAAACAATTACTAAAGCAGCGGTCCCAGCCCCATATAACCATTTTTTGACTCCAGTACTCGCAGCCATCGTGACTTTTAGACTGTTAACCAACTCTTCATTTTGTTTAGAAACTTCAAGCATATTGATAAGAGCATGATTAACAGATTTAAACTGTGCTTCAAAATTTGCCATGTCTCGTTCAGTGTGCTCAAAAAATTCAGTATGCGCAGCTCTATTCCTCAGATTGCTCATACGTTCTATGTTGCGACGCGTAGATATATCTAGCTTGCTATAAATCGAAGATACCAGCTCTTTGAACCCATTCCCGGAGGCCCCATTTTTCCGAAGAAGATCTTCTATTCGAACACTATATAGATTAATGATATGACGATTTTTTTCTAATTGATTGTATTCAATGGACATTTTCTTGATTTGCCAAAGTTTCAGAAATGAAGATTATTTAAAATAATGCAGATGTGAACAGTTTAACTTCGCTATGTCGTTCGAACAATCAGTCTAACCATTTTATCTAGGCTCGATTAACTCCGGGCCTTGGTTCTTCACATTACCAACTGCGCGCGTCACGGCGTGCCAGATAAACTTGTCGGCCGGCACGGCACCGTCGGCCGCTATCTCCTCAGCTTCTTTCCCTCCTACATCCTTACGCATCCACTCGCGCGCTGCTTCAGGTGACAGAACCAGCGGTCGGCGGTCGTGAATATCGACCAGGCCTTTGTCAGCTGCAGACGTCACTATCAGAAAACCTTCTGCTTCATCACCTCGCTCAAACGGCGTACTGCCGATCGCAGCCATGAAAATGGGCTGACCATCTGCCCGGTGAATGAAGTAGGGCTGTTTCTTGTCGCCTTCCTTCTTCCATTCGAACCAGCCGTCAGCAAAGCAGATCGCCCGACCATGCTGCCAGAGGGGTTTGAACATGCGACTTGTGGCCGCAGTCTCTACGCGCGCGTTAATCAGTGGCGGCTTATCCCACCAACCAGGCGCGTAGCCCCAGAAAACAGGATCGAGGTGCAGTTGCTCGTCGCGTTCGCTCAGCAGCAGGACTTTGGTACCAGGCGCGACGTTGTACCGGCCAATCGGTTCCGGGTCATATGCGATGTCGCGATCGGCTTCATCGGCCAGGTAAGCAAGATATTCTTCACGGGTTTGAGCTTGTGCAAAACGTCCACACATAGAAACCTCCAGTCAGTCAGACTGAAAGTATAGGGCAGGGAGAAAAAACAGGTGCGCACCGAAACTTTATGATTTTGAAGCAGGGGCATCATGATGGAAGTCAGCGAGGCGGTAAAGCGGGGCTTCGTGAAACTG